CGAGAAGTTGATCTTTCGTCCACCTGCCAAGCTCCGCTTTGTCTTCCACAAAACGCTCTTTCCACAAAAATTTGGCGGCAAACTTCCAAGTTTTTACCTTCTGTTGAGTCGGTTTTGATAAGGGTTTTATAATACTCAACATACCTATCATATGAAGATATTTTTAATATCTACTAAGAGTAGAATGAAGATTCATATAATAGGTGCCGGTCCTACGGGGATGTCCCTCGCTTGGGAGATTATTCACTCAGGTGAGGAACACGATATAACAATCTACGACAGAAAAATGTCATCCGGTGGCTCATGGTGGGAACCGGATGTAGAAGTAAGAGATCTTCATGCACACAGAGTTCTTTTTGATAAAGCTTTTGTAAATACTAAATCCCTCTTTGATGAAATGAATATAGATTGGGATGAAATGTTTGAACCCTCTAAAGGTAGTGACGAACATACAAAATTTCTAACTAGTTCACTGGGTTTGAAAGACTATGGTGTACTGTTATCTCTAGTTTTGGGGGTTACCTTCAACCCTGAAAAATATAAGAAGATGAGTTTGAAAGCATCAATTACACCCGATCGATTAACTAAATCCGGTGAAGACGTCATTAAGGCCTTACCACTCATAATGGATGGTGTCACCTGGGATGTCATGTCTGCCTATGAATTTATTAGAAATCTCGACGATGTAGTGTTATCGAAACCATATACACAGAGAGGTTCGGGTAAATTGATGTGCGACGCGATGGAAAATGCACTTCTAGATGCCGGTGTAAACTTTGTATTTGGTAAGGAAATTAAAAATGTAGAATACGGAGAAACTGATTACATCGCTACATTTTCAAATGGAGATGTTATTCAAGGTGGGTATCTTTTTTTATGTATAGATAACAGTCCCGCACTCAAATTATTGGGTGACAACTGGGGACCAGACGCGGACAAGAAGGTGAGGGAGAGTACGTATGGTGCTATAAATGTTCTCCTCGATTACGAAGAACCCATCACCCTCAAATCGGATCTTGAATTTGCCACGAAAACGAAATGGAATTTACAACCCCGAGTTCTCTCAGATGGTAAAACTGTGGCATGTGTGATTTGTAACCTCACCAAAGAAGTTCTTTCAAATAATCCAGAACTTTTAAAATTAGAAGTTCTCGAACAATTGAAACTTCCACCCCCCACCAACATGCGAATTGGGTGGGGTGCTGAATGGAGTGAGGATGGGGGGTGGTCATTCTCCCAATCCTCGGGGGTTCTCAGTCTACATGGACAACTCCCACACTTTGGTGCATGTCCGAAGGTTGCCATGTGTGGTATGATGTCTCCTAGAAATACACCCTATTCTAGTATTGAAGCAGCCATTGAAGTTTCTAGACACCTGAGTCATGAAGTTTTTAAAACGAGAGAACCACTTAAACCACTCGTGTTAAGTCGTGTCGTCATGGTTTTACTTATGATACTTATAGTTTTGGTTGTACTATATCGTAACAAATGGAAATAGTTGCACATGTATACGAACCACTATATGACTATAATGATAAGAAGTATATTCGTTTCACACTTGAACCAGACGCAGCGAAAATGGTTTCCTCCATTCACTATCGTAAACAATTTCTTTTAAAAAATCAAAATATAGACGACCCCCTAGATGGAAATGTTCTGAAAGTGAAAGTTCCATACCGTTATAGGAGAGTGATGTGTGAGGTTACGGGTAAACCAATTCAGTCTCTTACAAGGGGTGATGAAGTTAGAATTAAAATAGAATTCAAAGGAGTTTGGAACGTTGAAAATTATTCTGGATTTTCCTGGATACTTTCGAGTTCTTCATTTTGATCCGGAAGTTCGATTACATGTAGACCAGAATTTTTAAACTGTTGGAATACCTGAATCATCCCTTGAAGTCTATGTACTTCATGAAATAACTTTTGAATCTGTTCATCTATATGTATAACAGGCATTTACTCATTTAAAGTTTTTCCCCTTTAAATGAGTATGCTCACTAGAACTGGGTACCTCGCCACTGAAGGACCCCTCCAAGAAATTAAAAAGGAACTTACCGTAAGACCTATAGTCAATGGAGATTATGGATTTCCACCACCACCTTTTAAAGTTTTTAAAACGACTAAAAATGGTATCTGTGTCCCGCGCTTCTATGGCATCGAGAAACTTGGTGAACCTAAGGAGGATCGAAGACCCCAACCCACCCGGATTAGAACGAAGTTTGCCGGTACCCTTCGAGACGCAACACACCAAAACGAAGCACTTGCTGCAGCTCTTAAGGCGGGTCATGGCGTTCTCTCACTCCCGTGTGGTTTTGGGAAGACCACCGTATCCCTGGCAATAGCCTGTAAGTTGGGCTACAGGACCATGATTGTCGTTCATAAACAGTTTCTAGCTGATCAGTGGAGGGAGAGAATCCAACAATTCTGCCCAGGTGCCACCATCGGCATCGTCCAACAGGATAAGAAGGAAGTTGACTGCGATTTCGTCATCGCAATGCTTCAGTCCCTGTCCCTAAAGGAGTATAGTTTTGGGGACTTTGAAAGTGTGGGAACCCTCATTGTAGATGAGGCCCACCATATATGCGCAAAAGTATTCAGTCAGTCCCTCTTCAAGATGTGTCCCAAACATATTTTTGGTCTCTCCGCAACCCCAGAGAGGAAGGATGGTCTCACCAAAGTCCTCCACTGGTTTATGGGACCAACCTTCTTCGCAGTGGAGAGGAAGAATCAGGAACAGGTTGAGGTGTTCCCAATCACCTATGAATGTTTCAATTACCGCAATCCCCCACCCTCTATGAGAAATGGAAAGATCTCTATGCCCAATATGATCACAGAGTTGGTCGAAGACAGGAATAGGAACAAAATGTTGGTAGAACTTGTAAAAAAGGCTTCAGCGGGAACGAGGCAACTCCTCGTTTTAAGCGATAGAAGATTTCATTGTGAATTTCTTCACCAATGTTTTCCAAAGAGTTCGGGTCTCTACATGGGTGGTATGAAAGAGAAGGATCTCCAAGAATCCTCAAAGAAGAAGATCATCTTCGCGACGTTCAGTCAAGCCCACGAAGGACTGGATATACCAAGCCTAGACACTGTAATCCTAGCTTCACCCAAGTCTGACATTGTTCAAAGTATTGGACGCATCATGAGGGAGACCAAGGGTAAAAAGAATAACCCCCACATTTACGACATTCACGACCCATGGTCAGTCTTTACAGCGATGTACTATAAGAGAATGAAGGTGTACCGCCAAGGTGGATTCAAAATTCACGGAAAGGGGGTAGAAGAAAAGAAGAAGGATGACTTCCCTCAGGGAAAGTGTCTGTTTTTATAATCTAATTAATAAATAAATGTCTGGTGCATTAATACAACTTGTTTCCAAGGGAGTGCAGGATGTTTACCTCACCAGTGAGGAGGGTCATTCATTTTTTCGTACAAAGTTTTCGAGGCATACAAACTTTTCACAAGCCCCCAAGTTGATTAAGGATATAACAAACACCGACAACTCGATAACGATTCCAGTGTACGGTGATATCATAAATGGTCTATGGTTCCAAGGTACCGGTGAAAGTAACATATCTTCGAATCTCTTTTACAATTCGACAATTGACCTCTATATAGGTGGTCAAAAGGTGGATTCTCACCATTATGACTACTACAGTGATATATGGCCGAATTATTTGGCGGGAACGTACACGAAATCACAGGAAATAAACACAAAGGCAAACATAGGAAACATCGCCTTCGTCCCCATCCACTTCTTCTTCTGCGACGGTGGAACTGTACTCCCCCTCGTGGCTTTACAAAATCATACAGTTGAAATACGAGTCAATTTCGATGACACACAGTATAACGCGGCTGGTCCCACCCCTGCACAGAAGAAGATTACTCTGTATGGAAACTATATTTACTTGGATACAGATGAAAGAGAGGCAATAATTAAGCGTCAGTTGGATATGGTCATTACACAGGTACAACGGGTGGAGTTTCCCATAGATTTTAGCGCATCCAACTACAACAGCTTGGATATTTCACAGTTTAATCACCCCGTAAAGTCTCTGTTCTTCGGGTTCAGTACCTCGGGTAGCGACTATATAAATGACCGTTTCTCATTTGACACGTGTGACATTCACCTCAACGGTACACCCCTATTGGAATCCATGAATCCCATGTACTTTCACACAATTGAGAATTATTTCAAATCCAAGTTTGGTCAAATTGTATATGACCCCGTAAACAAAGCTATGCTGTATACGAGATTTTACACAACACACTTTTGTTTAAATGCATCCGAATACAGTCCAACTGGGACGTGCAACTTCAGTCGTCTCGACAACGCTAAACTTATTATCCGGAACGCAGTGAGAGGTATAAATAGAACGGATGAAACTATATTCGTATATGCCGTTAACTACAACATTTTGAGAATCAAAGATGGGATGGCGGGTATTTTATTTGGAAACTAACTTGGGGGGACACCCCAAGGTAGATTCAATACATTTACGCCCTGATGGAATCAGAGACGGCGAGAATAATCACGCCGACAATGAAAGCCATGATGACGTAATTCAATTCGGTTTCTTCCCGACCAACCACCTTGGCCTCCTTGGCCTCCTTGGCCACTGGTTCTTCGACAACTTTCTGTTGTCGGGTGGGAGGTTCAAGTTCCTCCAACGAACAATACGCTATCATTTATATAATAATTAGAGATTAATTTCAGTCTTCTTTTTCCGTCTGGTTCTCTTGGCCTTCCCCCCACCCACGTTCACCTCCTTCACCTCACCACCCGTAGATTCACCCGATACAGACATGATATCAGAGACATCCTCCTCCTCTTGAATCGTGGGGGGTGTCGTGTTCATCGGGGGTGGTGGGGGCATCATGATGCCCCCCATGAGACTGGAAATGTCGATACCGGGTCCCTGCATCTCGTACTGCCCCGTACCCCCAACTGGGGCATCCGTTGCGGGTCCGCTGGTGTTCCGTGTCGTGTTCTGTACCGCACTCATCATGTTCTTGACTAGGTCTGGGTTCTGCTTCATGACATCATTCATGTTGGGCATCACAGACTTGAACATCGAGTTGGTCAGGTGGAACATCATCGCCGAACCACCCAACATCATGATGAGTTTGACCTCTGGAGCAACGTTGACCTTTGAACGATACTTGACGTAGAGCTCCTCAAACACACCATCGTAGTCGTCGACATTCTCCATAATAGATTCAGACCACCCCTCTAACTGAATCTCAAAGGGGTTGTACCTCTTGTTCAAAAACTCGAGACCAGTCACACAGGCCACCAGCATCCGCCTCGAAAACCGAATCGACTGCTCGACGTCAATGCTATAGGTGATTCGCTTAACCTCAGCCCGGAGTTCCTCCACATTCGAGTACGCGTTGAGGCGCTTATTCACGGAGAACCCCTTCTTCTCCAAGCGTGTCAACTTGTTTATGAGATCTGACTTCTCCTCGTCGATCGAGGTGTACCCCTTGGAGGGTTGCTCACCTGATGGACCCTCCCCCATCTGGGGCTCGTCGTCGTAAAATACTGGTTCGTCCTCACCGTAATCAATCTCCTCCTCCTGCATGGGCTGCCTTGGGGCGGTTTGCTTGTTGGGATTCACAAACGCATCCATCGTCTCCTGCCCCTGGTCTTGGTGCATAGGCCTCATGGGCCTCTGGGGTCTGGGGACCGGCTGTGGTCTGGGTGCAGATATCTCAATCTCATCCATAAGGGCTTGCTCGTCGGCGTCTAATTTCATAACAGTCGTGTGTCCACGGTCGATGACTATTTCTTCATCCATCTACTCTCTATGTAGAAACTAAAAAAAATACCTTTAACGCAGTTTATAAAAAATGTTGGTACATTATAAATGTTCAAGTTCAACCGAACCAACCGAAATATCCTCACATCCGTCGTCGTACTCCTGACAATCATAGTCGTCTTGGGTATGATGAAAACGAGCAGCCAGTACCAGCCCAAGCCAATTAAGGTCAACGCTGTAAATGACAAGTCCATCTTCGATCTCGAGAACCGCATGGAATGTGTCCCAGGTTCGGGTAAGGAGGACAGCCCCTACACCAAGAGTCTCACTCCAGGTGGTATCTGTGGTGCCCAGAAACTCGTCGGCGAACATGCCAGTTATGAGATTGTGGATGGAATCGGGGGATCTTTAATCTAAGCTACTATAAATGGCTCTCATTACTTCGCCAACCCAAATGATTCCAGACCTCAACTATGAATACCACACTATAACCATCGATAGTGTCGGTCAAAGTAGTGCAAACACATTTACATGCCACCTCCAACAACCCCTCCGCAACGTCGTTCAGGCCAAACTTTTAGCTGCGCGTATCAATACAACAGCAGCCACGAAACACTGCTACCTATCCATCGATGAACTCGACTCCAATTTCTCGGATCGAGCGTCAAATGTCCTCACCGGACAGTCGGATATAAGCATCGTTCGCGGTTCCTTCGCGAGTCTTGTCAGTGAAGCTGGTACAGCTATCAACTTCAAAGATGAATATTCCATTTCCACCCAATACATAAATCCAATTCGCAGCATCGACAGATTTACCGTCGCAATCCGTAATCAAGATGGAGCAACCATAACCAATGGAACAGGTGATAACTTCTTAGTCCTCCGCTTCGTGTGTAGAAAACCCAATCTGTAATTTTCTCCCTTTACTATAGTATACCATGTCCGCTGGTGTTGTTCAATTGATCGCCATCGGGGCTCAGGATAAATATATCGTGGGAAACCCCGAAATATCTTTCTTTAGTTCAACCTTCAAAAGACATGCTAATTTTTCACAGTCCATCGAAAAACAAACCATCCATGGAGCGGTGAAAAACAATTCGATGTCCAGCGTTCAATTCGAACGTTCTGGCGATCTTCTCGGGTACGCGTATTTTACTATGGATGATACAACCCAAGCCCTCGATATACAGAGGTGGGACACCATCATCGATAAAGTGGAACTTCTCATCGGTGGATCCGTCATAGATTGCCAAGATTCAATCTTTACCGAAAAAATTGCCATCGATACGTTCGCCCAAAACGTCTCTAAAAGTTCTAATGGGACACACCCCGGGGTGAGTGCTCGATCGTACTTTTATCCCCTACGGTTCTTCTTCTGTGAGGGACCACAGTGCGCTCTCCCCCTGGTAGCCCTAAACTACCACAATGTTGAGATCAGGATTCACTGGGGACCCGCCGCCAGCTCTTACAACGTGGAATTATTTGCAAACTATTATTACCTGGATAACGAAGAACGGGGTCAATTCGCCACCCGAAAACATGATCTTCTCATCACCCAAGTCCAAAAGAATATCGCCTCCCACCAACTCATTCAAGAACTCACATTCAATCACCCGGTGAAATACCTCGCGTCCTCAGACACCACGACAGATGGCGCCCTCACTTCCCCCCAAAATAAAGTAAAGTTGAACATCAATGGCCTCGATGTCAGCAACTATAGGTGGGGGAAACCACATTTTATAGATGTCATGAACTATTATCACACAAACTTTGTGACTTCACCCGACTTTTTTCTATACTGTTTTTGTCTTTCAACAAGTTCCCTCCAACCCACCGGGACACTCAATTTTAGTCGCCTCAATTCAGTCAAAATAATGAGCGAAACGATGCCCATCAATCACCCCATATACGCAGTCAACTACAATATACTTCGGGTGGAAAATGGTATGGCCGGTCTCCTGTACGCAAATTAAAATACCAATCTATATTAAATGGTTAAGAACTTACCGACCGTGGAGAGATCCACTAAAATTAGGTTTGGTAAAAATTGTTTAGAAGATCAGGCTGAAAATACAATTGTTTTCAATGCCAGTGATCAAGCCATCAATGCCTCATCCGAGGGCTCAGTCTACATGACACCCCTCCGCCAACGCACAGATTTGGGAGATCGGAGTATCACGATTCTCGCATACAACCAGACCACCAAAGAAGTCATGGACTCTGGCGCTGTCGCAGAGGATATCTTGGACTTTGATCTCGAAGCAGCCGTGACAAATGGAAACGTCACTTCAAATACAGTGTCGTTTAATAATACACTCGTGGGGTTTACAACCCTCTCTAATGTTGGTATAGCTAATGGTACACCCTCACACACCCTAGACGTGGGCTCCAACCTGTACGTAGACGACACGGGTTCCAACGTCCTCGTCGTCACTGGGAATGTGCAGGCAACTGGGTCCTACTATGGAGATGGGAGCAAACTCACGGGGCTCGTCACGACCCTCCAAGACGTCTCCGACAATGGAAACACCACATCCAACGTGGTTCAGTTTACAAACCCAACTACGGGACTCGTCGTCGATAGCAACCTCGTCGTCGGTGGAAATGTCACAGCCACAACTTTTTTGGGTGATGGTGGACTCCTCTCCAACATCGCAGCAACATTGAATGACATCGTCGATCAGGGGAATACCACCTCAAATGTGGTTCAGTTTACAAACCCAACCACGGGGCTCGTAGTCGATAGTAACATAGTGGTTGGTGGTAATGTGACAGGTACCACCTTTTTGGGCGATGGTGGACTCCTCTCCAACATCGCAGCAACATTGAATGACATCGTCGATCAGGGGAATACCACATCCAACGTGGTTCAGTTTACAAACCCAACCACGGGTCTAGTCACGGTGAGTAACATCGTCGTGGGTGGGAATGTAACAGCCACCACCTACCTAGGTGATGGTAGCCAACTCACTGGTCTCGTCACGACCCTCCAAGACGTATCCGACAATGGAAACACCACCTCCAATACCCTCCAATTCACCAATGCACACACTGCCTTCACCACTGACCTCATCTCCAATGTCGAAGTAAAGTTGAATCAATTGGCAAACGTAACACTGACCACCGCCCAAAATGAAGATATACTCGTGTACGATGGCACAAATTGGACCAATCAGCTACAAAATCATACATTTTTAGAAGCTAAGGCACTAGAAACAATAAGTA